CATCCGCTCAACGATGTCAGGAGTTAGATCAGAGCAGACTGCAATTGCGGACTTTGTTCTTCGAAGGATCTTGAGAAATGCATCTTCAACTTTAGTTGCGTCCATCCGACCAGATTCGTGAGATTCAATTTCATAACAAACAAAGACAAGATCAGGAGCAAAGTCCATAACATTGTCAATGTTTACGTCAAATTTTTCATCAGCAATAAAAACATTGCATTGAGTCTTATCAAAGCATGCTTCGATTGCCTGTCCAAGTGCACTGTATCCTACAATTGCAATTCTTGGTGTTCTGTTTCTTGTTGATAGAGGAAGAAACAACCTTTTCTGTTCATCCATATTATTCTCCAAAATGATTAAAGAGATTATACATTATTTTTTACATTTCGTCAAACGAAACGTTCTTATATGCAAACTCGAGTGCACTATTTGCTTCAACTGTAAAGGGTCTATTCTGATACCAATTTCCAGTTTCGCTGTCAAACTCTCGGCACAAAGACTCAATCTCGTTTGCAGTAATCGGATAATCGTTTTTTATAGCACTACATGCGATTGAGACCATGATGCGAAACATAGTGTGATACCAACCAGTTTCATTGATTGACATATATTCACGAGAAAGTTTTCTGGGGAAGAAAGGACAATCGCGATATGATGACCAGTGAATGTTTGTGTTAGTCAATTTGTTCTTGCGGTGTTCTATTACTTGTTTCTGCATTTCAATCGGCAATTTATCTAGAAACGAATTTCCTGTAGGTGGCGGAACATACTCATACATCGACTTTAGTTGGTCAACGTCCAGAGGCATGCCGCCAGCATTATATTTGAAAAAATTATAAGATCCGTCATAATCAGCAGGAATGTAGTACATTCTGCTGCTGTCTTTCGTTTGCGGATCGCCGAGTTCTCCGAGATATCGATTGAGTGCGAACCAGAAGTGTTTAATCTCCTCTGCCTCAACAGTTCTGGTAAGATCAAAAACAAGGCGAAACTTGATTTTCTCATGACTACTACTTGCAGTAGAATATACACAAAAATTGCGATCAGAAAAGGTGTCAAGGATTCCATCTAATGTTCCCTCATATTCATCAACATCAACTGCTGCCCATTTGCCCCAGTATTCCACGTTTTTGTTAGATCTGGTGGAACCTTTGGTATATACAGCAGGACTAATTAGTTCTGCGTCTCTCTTCCCTGCTCGGGGAGTTTTGGACAATTTCTCAAGTAGATCAACAAAACTACCCCAATCAGGAAATTGCATTTTCCTGTGCGTCTTGTTATCATATTGATTTTTAAAAATAGTCAGTTCGTACATATCACTCATATAATCCATACGCAGACATAATGTACTTGTCGTGCGAAATGGTTCTCAATCCTGCATGTGGATACAACCAATTGGGTGGGAATATTATGCATCTACCCTGCTTTGGTTTTACTGGTCCAATGCAATCGAAGACGGTCGAACCGCCTTTGTCAATATCGTTCAAGTAAATCAGAAATGCGGCATATCGCTTTGAATCAGACGCTGTCGTTATATCAACATGTTTGTCATATCGATCGTCTGATCCTCTGTTGTATTTTTTTATCTTTGGTTCTGATAGATTTATTTTTTGTGGGAGAAAACTTGCAGAGACTTCTTTTCTGTATCGATCATAAATTGATTTGAGTCTATCTCTCACAACCCAGTCAAGAGAATCGTCCTCCATACCCTTTACATAAAACAATTTAAACTTAGGATATCCACGCTTATCGACGTGTTCCCAATGTTGTTTATTTTCCTCAAATCTTTCGATTAAATATCTACAGTAGTGGTCAGGAATTACATCTTCGTAGATCTTTACATAATTATCCAAAGAATTCATCTAGTGTCGCCCGTGGTTCGGCAGTCCAACCAATTGCCTCAAGGACTGGTTCAACCACCTTGAGGAATGCTTTGTCAAACTGCGTTTCATAATCAACATAATCGTGCAACCCAAACTCCTCTGGTAGATAATCTGCGAAAGCAATGATGTTTTCAGATATTGGGTTTGGCACTTTCAAATAAGTAAACTTGATCTTGTCTCCATCGTTGATAACATTATACCTTTTTCCCAGTGATTTATCAACTATGAGTTTATTGAACAGCAGAGACCCACGCACATGGATCGGCGTTCCTTTCTGATAGACTAGTTTGTCATCTTTCCATCCATTCACGTTCTTGACTCCGCGAGGAAATGCAACCTCGTGCGGTGGGAGAGACTTGAAGTATTCCTTGAACACACGAATGGATTGTTGTACGTCTTTTTCATCACTCGAAATAATCACTTTGAACAATTCTTTCAGCGCAGTTCTGCAAGAGTTTGGAGTTGAGGACTTCACTGCCTCGATACCCATAATCTTCAACTTCGGTTTTTTATATTGCACACCTTCGTTGTTATGCACGTTCAGGATATATCGTTTCTTGGCAGTCCAGATACCAGCATCGGCGATTGCTTCACGACCCATGACCATACGATTCTCAAATGCATTCATGTACTTTGATAGATCTTTGTATGCCTTTTCAAGTAATGGTTCAAACTGATCACGGGCAATTTGATCAAGTTTCGCAACTGCATCTCGTTTGCCTTTCTTCTCAAGACCAAACTTCTCAACCATCGGACCAAAGTTGATATACACTGAATCAGTATCAATCGCGATCACATAATCAACATCATCAGTTTCAAGGATCTTGTTCATGAACCCATTGACTGTTTTTTCTGCCCACAAGATTGATAACTGACCACTCGTGGTAATTGCTTCGGCGATACGATGATCATAATATCGGAACCATCTATTGCCGATTGCACCATAAAGTGAGTTCATCATAATCTTAATTGCCATCTGCTGAGTATCAAGAGTGGTGTTCATCTTCTCATACTCATAGGAAGATCCTTCTTCCTCGATCTTCTGCTGTACATTCAGCATCTGACGTTTGATTCCCTTTCGTTCAGAATACAATCCATCAATGATAGTCGGAATCACACCTTTAAAATCTTTTCGGAAGTGCGCACCGTTGGCAGCAATTGCGCAGTCAGGACGTTTGGATTCTGGTCGAGTTTTGTTTAGGCAGTTTTGAACACTGACACCTGAAGTTCTATCAACCATAACCGTTTCTGGTGACATATTATATTGCAACATCAGGTGAGGGTATAGACTATTCAAGTCAAAGGAGACCACCCATGAGTGACGACCAATATGGGGACTCTTCACAAAACCACCTGGAAGTTCCTGTTTTGGTTTGTCATCTTTTTGTGGCACAACCACCTTCCTGCTCGTCAGGGATCGATAGATGTAGGTGTCCCAGAGTGATGTGGTGCCAAACGAGTCAGTATAGTTGCAACCTGCCTTGTATCCCATCGTCATAGCAAGCGTGATCAACCCCATCTTGTCTTCGATGCGTTCAACCAACTGTACGTCTTTGATGTTATAATCGATGAATTTTTGATAGTCGTGTTTGTAGAGTGAGTGTAGTGTACCAAACTCCTCGTACGATAACTTCTTTTCATCGAGCACTACGTTGGCAACGTGATCAAGTTTGTACGATTCTTGCACACCATATGAGTAGACACCAAACTTCTGAAACAAATCATAGTAATCAAGTTGCTCAATACCGACAATCTCATATGCCTGTAGATGTCGACCATTTAATGCAAACTTCTTCTCACGAACCATTCCCCAAGGTGACATTTTCTTGTAGGCATCTGGGTCGAGGATATTTTGCATTCGATTGATTAGATATGGAAGGTCAAATAGTCGACTGTTCCAACCAGTAATGACATCAGGGCAGGTGGTATCGCCTGACCAGAATCCCAGGAACTTCTGAAGTAAATCTACCTCGTCGTCGCAGTGAACATATCGAACATTTTCCTCACCAACAATACTGATAGATGAATCGTAATTGCCAAGACCCCACACAAAGTAGGTGCCACTCTGATTGTTCTTCAAGCAGATCGAGATGACTTCTTTAGTTGCTTCCTCGGGATGAGGGAATCCATCGTCAGAGGCGACCTCGATATCGATCGTCGCAACGTTCACTAGATCTCGGTCAAAGGGTATGTCGTTTGGGAACTCTTCGTAGACGAACTGCGAGACAAAGTTGTTGATACCATACACTTTCATGTTTGATACGTTTTCATACTGATGTGAGAACTCAGTTGCCTCTTTCATCGTATCAAACTTTTTGGGAACTACCTTCTCGCCTGTCAGAGTTTGCCAGTCTGAATCTCGGTTGGCAGTGACATACATGGTAGGTTTGAACGGATATCGTTTTTTGACTCTGAGACCATTCTCATAACCACGGTAGACGATGTTGTTACCGATACGTGCAACGGACGTATAAAATTTCATATAATTAAATCTTTACTCAAAGGGAATATTATACACAATACTTATGCTGGTGTCAATCGATCTCTTTGCCAATATCCTTTGTCACTTTGATTGAATAGACAAATGTGATTCCGCCAGCGATCATTGGTAACATCATTATACACCCAATTG